GTCTACCATGTCCCAAATCTCAGGAACAAAGGTTCTTGGTGCGGCGTTTTGATCCGTAGGATCTAAGTCTACCAAGAAACGGTTTTTGGGTCCACATATGGGAAAGCCCATTGAAGTACTAGAATTCATACTATCAATAAAGCGTTTTCCATCAATGCCAGACACGATCTCGACTCTGGAGAGAGGTCTCATATCACGCTCCCAGATGCACTTCTGTTTATCGAAGTCATCTTTGAGCTCCATGAGATAATCGTTCATGGCCCATTCAACATTCTTTGCGTCAAACCCAATAGAAGGTTGAGAGCAGGTAGCAATAGATGCATACCATGGCTTCCAAGTCTGCTTGTCAACATGTCCATCCTCTCTCACGATAGGATCCTCAAATTTGGGTGGACCATGCAAATTGGGCACTCCGCACACCTCTTCAACAATAGGTGAAATTGGAGTCTGAATAACGGCTGACTTGTATCCGTGATTAGGATTGTGAATAGATCCATACACTTCAACAGCAGCATCTTCCTCAAGCCAATTGACGGGGCTCTTCGGATGGACGCTAGAATTCTTGGCGATCTTAATCCCTGCTACTTCATCGGGAATCTCTGAAGCTTGAGGTCCGCGCACAAAAGTCTTGCTCTTCTGATAAAGTCTTTCGATTGCGAATGTAAGATCTGTTTCAAGGATGGCCATTCCACATCCTCTTGCAGTTCCTGTGACACCACCAATATGTACTCCCAAAATAGTCTTACGACTTGTTTCGGAAATAATCGGTGACATACACATTCCTGCAAATGTCTTCATTCCGGTTAAAGTGTAATAGGCTCCATTAAATACATGGGGACCGTTCGATACACCGGAAGTAAACTGCCACAAAATGCGGGAATCAAATAGTTGTCTGTCCTTATCCAGACCAACCATAGTTGCGACAGTGGGGTTCGTAATGTGTGATGAGTTGAAGAACTTAGTAATGTTGCGCAATGGTCCTGTGTTAGGCACATAAATCAATGCCATGTCAGCATCATTGACGCGTACTGCAAGTTCTGGGTTGATGATAAATTTGATAATTCGTCCGTTGAGATTGAATGAGGCAGTCGTAGTGCTAGGTGGTAAGAAATGGTATGGAATAGCCAAAATATTTGTGGTGATGGCTAAAGCGCCAGAAAACTGGTTTCCAATGACAATCTGTCCTAACGACTTTCCCACTCGTTCTCGTGCCATTTGGTTAGTGGCAAAGTACTTTGGGGAATCAGGAGCAACGGGTGTGGTTGCTTCCCAAGGGTTTGAGGTTTCATCTCTTGCCTTAATTTCCGATACAGAAGTCGGTTTTAAAGATCCCTGCATATCCATAGTCACGCGCAAAGCCTTAACGACTTGAGCGATTCCATATAATAAGGAAAGTGATGCAAATAGACCGCACGCGTATTCAACGTGCTTATCACGAACGGTCTTGAACAATTCAGGTAATACTCCTCGACGTTTATGAATCTCCTCCAAATATGCGCTCTTCTTAGCTTCTACAACACCTGCGTAGCAAAGCATAAAAAAGAGTGTGCACATGGAAAAGACCAAAACTGATAATTCCAAGTTGATACAGAAAGTAAAGAGTGTCAAGATAATGGTGAGTGCTGTGTAGCGTCTTGAATAATCTGATACTTCCTGACCAATCCAGTCCGATCCAGCATAAAGAATGCCCAATTTCACAAGGTCATTAGACATCCACTTTTCTGGCAAATAAGAGGTCCACTGGGCATAAGGCGATTCATAAAAATAG